GTTGAATGGAAAAAATATCGAGTGCTAGTAAATCGCATTGATATCGAACTAGCGCCAAATATTGAATGGCCAAACCAACCAAAATAAAGTAACTAAAAAGCAAAAACCTTAGTAATTGAAGTGTCCAACTTTATGGGGCACTTCAATTTAACTAAGGTTTTTTATTTACATCTTATATTTATAACGTTTTTTTATCTCAGCTGTTTGTAATAATTTTTTTTACAAATCCATCCATTAACTAACTTTTTTAAACTGTGTCATTATCTTTAGCAAGCCATTTTATAAAATGCAAATCTAAAGCATTTTATAAGGTATTCGTAAACTAGATATTCAAAATAAACACAATCAGCTCATTCGCTCGATGCAAATCCAATGCACTTTATAAAGTATTCATAAATTAGACATTTAAAACAAACATAATCAGCTCATTCGATCGTCTTATTAGCGATTCGAATTTTTATTTATAGGATAAAAATATGGGTCAAAAATTTTATACGTTACTTACTCAACAAGGGGCAGCATTACTAGCAAATGCTACCGCTTTAGGTATTCCACTCAAATTAAGTAAGATGGCTGTTGGTGATGCAAATGGTAATCCGACAACACCAGATGCTAGTCAAACCAAATTAGTTCACGAAGTGTATCAAGCACCACTTAATTCATTAAACACTGATGAAAAAAATCCTAATCAAATTATCGCTGAATTAGTTATTCCTGAAAATCAGGGCGGTTGGTTTATTAATGAAATTGGTTTATATGATGAAAATGATACTTTAGTCGCTGTTGGTAATTGCCCTGCCACCTATAAACCACAACTATCTGAAGGCAGTGGTCGCACACAAGTCATACGAATGATTATTATGGTTGATAATGTTAATGCTGTTGCTCTTAAAATTGATCCATCGGTGGTATTAGCCCCCCGTCAATATGTGAATGATTTAATCGCCAAAAAAATAGCAAATCATGAACAAACTACTAATCACCCCAATGCCACCACAAACTCAAAAGGTTTTGTTCAACTAAATTCAGCCATTGATTCCAATCTTGAAAACCAAGCTGCAACACCATTTGCTGTAAAGAAAACATACAATCTGATTACAGAGACCAACAAAGTATTATCAAATATAACAGATAGATTACGATATTTAAATGATAGTTCTCAACTTTCAACAGCGAACAAACGTTATGTTTTTGTTATTCGAGACGATGCTTCTGCGGGTGTATTTGATACCGTTAATAACAGATTTGTCTGGAGTTTCAATAATGACGGTTTGTGTACAGGATATGTCGATTCATCAAGCGTTGGGGGATTAGATCAATTTGTTAAAGATAGAACTACACCAGTGGGAGTACCGATGCCTTGGCCACAAATTCATCCACCTACTGGATATTTTGAATGCAATGGAGCTGAGTTCGATAGAAACCAATTTCAAAAACTAGCTACCGCATATCCATCTGGAAAATTACCAGATTTACGAGGTGAATTTATTCGAGGTTGGGATAATGCTGGAGGAGTTGATCCAAATCGAAAGATTTTAGACTGGCAGCAAGATGCTATTAGAAATATATGGGGACGCTTATCTGTTGTTGGTCGAAGTGCGGGGCAAGGACCAATTGAAGCGGAAGGAGTTTTTAGATCTGATTCTAGATGGAATGCTTCAGTGAAAAAAGGCAACTCAGATGATTGGGGAAGAGTTTATTCTTTCAATGCATCACGTGTAGTACCCGTTGCCAATGAAAACCGTCCCCGCAATATTGCATTTATGTATATAGTTAAAGCAGAATAATTAGGAGAAAAAAAATGAAATATCAATTACAACCAGAATCAGCTGTATTAGATAATAGAGGCTTAACAATTTCAGCCGGTTGGGCCGTTGTTTATAATGTTAATGCTAAAGGTGAATTTTTACAAGCCACCTATCAATATTTACCAATTGGTGTTGGCTTACCGGCTAATGCTTATTTAGAAGCACCACAAAGCGTTAAAGATAATCAGGCAATTATTCATGATGGCCAACAATGGACCTATCCTAAAGATTTACGTGGCACTAAGATTTACTCAACAGAAACGGGAGCAGAAACTACCCTTCAAGAGGTTGGTGAAATTCCTGATGGTTATACTGATTTAAAACCAGTCAGTGAATTTGATAGCTGGGATGGGAAAAAATGGCAGTTTGATAAAAATA